TTTGATTAATACTGTAGGGTCTTCTGGGTTAGAATTGTCTAATAAAATATTATTAGATATTACTAATTGATTATTCCCAAAGTCTAAATAAAAATCAAAATATGTACCTGGATTATTTTGGATTTTACTTAATAAAGCATTTGCTCCAGCAATAACATCAGCATTAGGGATTTGGGTAGTGTTTAATCTAATTTCGGTTCCATCTGAACTTATCTCATCAATATAGTATCTTTGAAAGAATGAACTTGAAACTTCATTATTAATAAAATTATATACTACATTGTATTGCCCAATATCAAAACCAGCACTTCTTAAATCATTTTCGGGGTCTATATATACTTCTTGATCTATTAAATTATATCCTTGAAAATTTGTTTCACTAGCAAATACAACATTGCCATTTAAATCATATATAAAATAAGTTACATAATTAGTAGAAGGATCAAAAGTGGGCTCAACTGTAAAATTTGATATAAGACTAGTATCCTGAGTAGAATAATCTTGTAACTCAAACGTTGTTGGATTTATAGGTAATATAGTTGTAGTTTGAGACATATTTTATCTGTATCTGGTTCCGGTATAAATAATTCCTTTAGCTTCTAAAGCCTCTAATGCTATTCGAGCTGCTCTTCTTCCTCCTCTTAGATTCTCCAAGAAAGTATCATCTACAGTTTGGACTGCAGATGGAGATGGAGGAATAGGGGCAGGTGCGGGTTGTGGTTCGGGTGTAAACACTTCTATTTTAGGTATATCTATTTTTGGTAAATCAATACCAACGGGTAATTGTATAAGTCTTTGTTGCAAATCCAAATTTTCTTGACGTAGTTCTGTAACTTCATCTATTAAAGCTTGAATTTCATCATTTAGTATATTACTACTACCTATATAGTCCTCACTGGTTTTTACAAGGTACTCATGAGAATTTGTTTCTCCAAATTTAGGTATATCAAAAAATAGTTCTTCGTAGTATGAAAAAAATTCATCTATAGAAGGTAAAAATGAAGCTGTAGGGGATAAAGCCGGAGGCTGAACTAACTGAGTAAAAGAAGTATCAATTACCTTTTGGTATTGATTTTTTTCGTATACAGTTTTAGTTAAATCTACTAGTTGACGAGCCATTACCCATTAATAACTTTAAAGTTGTAATTACTATCTAATACTAAAGTTGTTCCTGCTATAGTAGTCTGTAACAATATAGTATAATATCTTTCAGGCTGCAAACCATTCATATATACTGTAAAATAACTACTAGTGGAATCTGCACTTATTTGAGTATAATTTGAATCAAAATCTATTACATATTCGTTTGTATCTAGATCTTTTATAGCCCAATACGATGCGGTTGGTAAATAGTAGTTTGTAGTATAAATAGAAGCGGTTTGAAATATTATAGGAGGAAACTGAGGTCTACAATCTACTCTAAATTGTTGAATACTTTGGCTATAAAAGAATCCTCCATTATTGATAATAGAAGCATATACTTGGGATGTTCCCACTATAGTTTGTGTAGATGACCCTGTGTTCCATACATAATCTCTCCACCTAAATTCTAACTGAGGAGGGTAAATAGTGTGAGTGTCTACTGAATAATATTGTAAAGCAGGTTGAGTATTTTTATTTTGGTTAAATTCTACATAATAATTGCCTGTAGCATCTTCGTATGAATTGTATCCTTCCCATTTAACTAAAAATCCATTATTAACAATATTTGTATAGGATCCTGTTAAATTTTTAGAACTAGTATACCAAGCCTTAACTGTATCAGTAACTATAACATTTAAATCTTTATCACTACGATAAGAAAATGTTTGTGTTTGTGCTATATCTAAACCAGGTAAACTAGATCCAGTATACCAAGTTCCACCCCCCGCATTGCTGCCCGAATATGAAGCAGTAACATAAGCCCCAAATCCCGAAGTAGCCCATTGAGTACTTCCTGATTGAACTTGGTATTGCCAACTTACCCCATTTGTTACTATAGGACTATCTAAATATTTTCCTGTACCCATCCCCCAAGCACCTGATACTGGATAGATGTATAAGCGAGTATCTAAGTTAATGCCTTGGGCGGTTGCAATGTAATTGCGTAAGTGAACATCCCATTGGACTCCTTTTATTTTACCATCAATTACATTATCAATTTCGTCTTGATCAAATTGTACTAAATATCTAGAAACTTGAGGAAAACTATTTAAAGCAAAATTAAGGTTGCTTATTTCAATAATTTCATCAAGTCCAGTATTCATCTGTGGAAACAGAGAATACATTGTAGCATCTTGAGAGGGGAATAATTTATATACTGCCATAATATTAGAATGATACTACTCTACCTTGAATGTCTTGATTTGGATATTTTACTTCAAATATCATAGGATCAAGTGAAGGGTATACTGTTCCACTTAAAGTTGCACCCGCAATATCGTAAGCAAACTCACTATATCCTAGGTTAACTCCTACTTTATTTGATATTGTTATATTTTTAACTGTTTGAACCCCTTCTATATTATCTAAAACTACATATAAATCTCTTAACACAATAGGTTCATTTATCTGCCAGTTTTTGATTGCAAAAAAATCTTGTAATGCTAATATACATTTAGTTAACACTTCATTTGAATTATAATTAGGTAATACTATAATATCAAAATTTACACCAATATTGATTATAAATGCATCTTTTATACTTATAGAATCGTTTACCATTCTATATTGTGATAAATAAGTAGATAAATTTTGTTTTAATGCTTGAGAAGCTGTTCTTAATTTACTGTCTACATCAAAAGATAGCACATATAAATCAAGTATAGAAGCGGCTTGCCCCGAAGCAGCTGATTGTGCTTTTGTGGGTTCAATATATGCTTTTGATATAACCCCAAATTTAGCAGGCATTGATAGTGCCCTTACTAAATAATCGTCTTGGGTTACATTTCGAAGTTGTGTTGCAAAATTTGCTGAGGAATTTTGGCGAATTTCTTCTATTGTATCTCCATCTCCCCCTCCATCTGCTGCTGTTAAATTATTGACCGCTAAAGAATTAAATACATAATTAGCCGCATTAGCTGTTAAATTAGTATTTATAAATGTAGGAGTTCCTGATGTTATAGAAGTTATAGTATTAGCTGGGGAATTTGAGCCTACTCCTCCCCCAGTTAAATATCTAACTGTTAAAGTTGTATTTGAAGGGGCAATGCCATAGGTTTTAGTAAATATAAAATTTGAAGGAGCATAAGCTGTAGTTAACTTATCTATTTCAAATGGTAATCCTAAACCTACATTATCAGGATTTGGTAATATTTCTTCATCTGTGTCTGCAGATGTTCCTGCCCCAAATTGCAATTGTAAAGTAGTTGAATTTAAAAAACGAGTTGCAAAACGTCTTTGAACTCCTTTTAGTTGAAGTAAATATGGTGTATCCCCTGAATACTGAGATAAATTTGGGTCGTTTGTATTAGTATTTTTAATTGAGTCAAATATAGCATCTTGGGCTAGGTAATCTACTTCATACCATTGGTTTCCATCACTATCAAATATATCTAAAATTCCCACAATACTATTAGCTGTTAATTCAACTGTTGAAAATTGTTCGGGGATGCCAAATGTAAAAGTAGTGGTATTAATTGTAGAAGAAATTGCTTTTCTTGATTTTCTTAAAAGAAAGAATGTGGGATTGCCACTCCCATCTACACTATACACAGTAACTTCTGTAGGATCCCCCGATGAGGATACACTAAAATCTACTGGGTCTTGAATTATGAATGAAGTACTACCCGAAGCTGTAGATGTAACTATAGTATTAGCTGGGATAAATAATGAATAGCTAAAATCCGGAGCAGTTCCTCCTACAACAGGAACTTGTTGATAAAAGTCTAAATCAACAGTGGAGACTTGGGTTACATTTGGTTTATAACCAAACATGTAAGCTAATTCGTATAGATTATTTGTTTGACGAGCATATTGTAAATATGTTTCTTGAATTTGGTTATCAAGATAAAAAGATAAAACATCACCTACATAAGCTGCCATTTCCATAAACATCATACCAGGCGAGGCTGGTGTGAAATCGTTGTATGTCGTAGGAAAATAAGTACGAGCATAGTTGATTAAACTAGCTCTTAACTCGGTAAAATCCTTGTTTATATATTGTATGTTACGTCTTATTGCCATTAGTTAAATGCTATTTCAATTTCGTCAGATATTGCTGTATCAGCAATGCTATAATTAATAGATACTATTAAGGTGTTATAATCGGGATCTTGTAGTACATCTAAAGTATTAACTATTACATTAGGAAAGTTAGTATTAAGTTTAGATTGTACATCTTCTTTTAAACTTTCCACAGTGTTATTACTTATTTGTTCAAAAATAAATGATCTTAAACCACCACCAAATGTAGGATTTAAATATCTTTCTCCAGACTCAGTTAAAAAGAAATCTATTAAGTTAGTTTTAATAGCATTTTGGGTAGTATAAGTTGTTCTAAATACTCCGGGAGCATTAA